ACTTATGATCTTCCAAAGGGCAAAAGTAAAGTGTTCGATATCTGGTTATCAGAAGGGGATAACCTTTTAACGTTTACAGGAAATGGGACAGTATCTGTCGATTATCGAGGAGGTAGTTTATAAATGTATAAGATACTATGTGACGGGAAAACACTGCACGATGTCCGCGATCCGCATTATATGGTGCTTAGCCCTAAGATATCATTAGAGCTAAATAAAACAGGAAATCTTGATTTTGGGATGTTACAAACGCATCCTCACGTTAACGATATCAATAAGTTAAAATCTCGAATCGATGTTTATGAAGATGATGAGCTGTTATTTTCCGGAAGAAGTTTAACGGATGAAAAAGATTTTCAAAACACAGGGCAGATTTCCTGTGAAGGGGAGCTTGCTTTTTTGTTAGATTCAGTACAACGTGCGCATAATTACGGAACCGAAACAACAGAAGCTGGGACAGCCGATACCAATATAGAGGTTTTTAAAAGACTGATTCAAGAGCATAATTCGCAGGTAGAAGAAGAAAAACGATTTGAAATCGGCGTGATCAATATTGAAAGTGTTACGATCTCAAGTTTATCGACAAATTATGAGAAGACCTGGGATTTTATTAATTCCAATTTCTTAGGGAAATACGAAGGGTATCTTCGTGTTCGGCATGATGGAAACATACGGTATCTTGATTATGTAAAGCAGTATGGAAATGTAAGTAATCAGGTGATTCGTTTCGGAGAAAATCTTCTCGATCTGAAGAAATACTCTAAGGCAGAAGACATTAAAACAGCGATTATCCCAGTTGGAAAAGATAACGTGACAATCACAACAGCAAATGGTCATAACGGAACGGATTATGTATATAGCCAGGATGCCGTAGATCTATATGGATGGATCTATGACAAGGTTGATTTCTCTGAGGTATATGATCCAGACAAACTACTGGAAGAAGCAAATAAATATCTGCAGAAGTGCATCAACTTAGCAATCACGATTGAACTTACAGCTGTTGATCTGCATATGATCGACGTTGATATTAACGCAATCAGACTTGGAGATCTTGTTCCTTGCATATCTACACAGCATGGAATCATGAGTACGTTTGGAAATCCAGACACTTATTATCTTGTAAGTAAATATGAATTGGATTTAGAGAACCCAGCAAACAATAAGATTACACTAGGAAGAACAATCAGTACATTGACAGACAAACAAGTGCAATCGTCACAAAATTTAGAAACAAAAATAAATGAAGTTCGTACAGAAATGTACAACATATCAGGGAACGATATGGAACCTATCACAAACGAAACACTAGAAGGATTATTAAATTAAAATAGGAGAAAAAATGGCAGATAAAAATTATTTAGATTCTGATGGGGTATTATATCTGTGGCAGAAGATTAAAGCAAAGATTACGGATGCAGTCAAAAACAAAGTTGATAAAGTCAATGGAAAAGGTTTATCTACGAATGACTACACGACAGCAGAGAAAACAAAACTTGCAGGGATCGTGGATGGTGCAAATAAATATGTCCATCCTACATCTTCTGGTAACAAGCATATTCCAAGTGGTGGAAGTTCTGGACAGATTCTAAGATGGGGAGCAGATGGTACAGCTGTTTGGGGCTCTGATAATAATACAACTTATGCAGATGCTACTCAGTCAACACACGGACTTATGAGCACGATAGATAAGAAGAAACTAGATGCATATCCAACGTATTCATCTATCCAGAGTACATATGCTACAAAATCAGAAATCACAAACATGTACAAGTATTGCGGTTCTGCCGCATCTGCAGACAAATTGCCGACAACAGGACAACGTGTTGGCGATGTTTATAACATCGAAACTGCTAGTACATACGGCGGTGCTGGTATGAATGTAGCATGGAATGGCAGTGCATGGGATCCATTAGGCGAAATTTTTAGTATATCAACGATCGCAAATACCTGGATGGATACAAATCTTACATAAAGGCAGGTGCTTGATATGGCAAATTACTTAGATGAAACAGGATTGTTAAAACTTTGGAGTAAGATTAAATCTTACGCAGCAAAGCAGATAGATATGAATAAAGCAATCGTAAACATATCCGCTAGTGGTACAACATTAACTGTCACAAAAGCAGATGGAACAACAAAATATGTAACAGCGGAATTAGTAAAAGGGCAGATGATTTATTGCTGCAGTAACAGCGAAGATCAGATTTATTGCTGTTAAATGGAAGGAGATAAAAATGGCATACACAAAGAAAACATGGGTAAAAGGAAGCACACCGCTTAGTGCGGAAAATTTTAATCATATGGAACAAGGGATTGCTGATGCACACACAGAAATTACGCAGCTAAATTCTGACTTAAAAGATGCACTTGTAACTCAATATGCCGAATTGAATGGTACTGGAAACAACTATTTTTATGTTGATCGTAAACAAGGTTATCGCTTGAGTTCTGCGATATTGCATGTATATGATACTGGTTATATACGTGTTGAAGCAATATCTCAGGAAGTTAACAATGAGAATTGTTATGTGTTATGGACAAATAATAGTTATCCACAAAACAAAAAAATTGGCTGTGATCTTGTATGGATCAAAGAAAACTTCCTATGGAATTAAAATATTTTAATTTGACTTATAGCATATAACTTCACAAGGACATCCTTGATATGCAGAAGGGATTTCTATCAAATATAATTCTTTTCCATACAATGCCATGCCTAATACGTTATAACGCCATTGATCATACTTTTTCACTCTTATAGCTACTGGCACCATGTTATCGGGCCAATTGGCATGAATGATACCTTCTGAGTTATTAGGTGTGGTCATATTGCCTAAAAACTGTATTATGCTTTTTGTATCAGAATTTAGTTGTGCTATTGAGTAAAAACAGAGAAAAAGGAGAAAAAGATATGGCTGTAAAAACAGTACAAGCGACTATTAACGGTCAAACGTATACGTTAACACTTAACAGTACAAGTGGAAAGTATGAAGCTACGGTAACAGCTCCGTCTAAGAGTTCGTACAATCAATCCGGACATTATTACGGAGTAACAGTAAAAGCAACCGACGTTGCAGGAAACATAACAACAAAAGATGCAGCAGATGCAACTCTTGGAACATCTTTACGTTTACAAGTAAAAGAAAAAGTTGCACCTATTATTGCGATAACAGCACCGACAGTTGGAACATACTTAACGAATAATAAACCAACGATTACCTGGAAGGTAACAGATGCAGATTCAGGAGTTAATCCGGCAACAATTGGAATTACGATTGATAGTGAAACAAAAATAACAGGAGATTCAATTGCCAAAACGGCAATCACCGGAGGATATCAGTGTACATATACACCGACAACAGCATTATCTGATGGTAGTCACACAATCAAACTTGATGCAAGTGATTATGATGGAAATGCAGCAGCTACAAGCTCAACGTCATTTAAGGTAGATACAGTTCCACCTGTATTAACGTTGTCCAGCCCAACGGACAAACTTGTTACAAATCAGTCTGCATGCACAGTAAAAGGTACAACCAACGATGCAACATCAAGTCCTGTAACAGTTACAGTTAAGCTTAATTCTGGAGCAGCAGAAGCAGTCACAGTTGGAAGCGATGGAAGTTTCAACAAGGCTCTTACTCTTGCAGAAGGTACAAACACAATTATAGTTGTCGCAAAAGATGGTGCTGGTAAGACAACTACAGTAACACGTACCGTTACGTTAAATACAGTGGCACCTACGATTAAGAGCGTAACGATTACACCAAATCCAGTAGATTGTGGAAAAACATTCGTGATCAGTGTAGAAGTTACAAACTAGGAGATGAGTATGGTCAAAAGAGTATTCGGAAAGGTCGATGGCATAGAAGTGAATTATGATCATAGCAAAGGGGACTGGTGGAATGTACCAGTCCCACTTGATATAGATGGAGAATATGTGATCGAAGTAATAGCAGAGGACGAAGCAGGGAACCAAAGCTTTATAACAAGATTATTATATACTGTAAAAGGTGAAAACATTTGCGTGCATCAGTTGCCACTTTCCGGATACTTGTTTGAAAAAGTTGAAAGGAAAATATGCTTCAATAGGATGTACCCAAAATGTAAGGAGGTACAAAGATGATAACTTTCATATTAGGAGAGGACAGACATGTAAAGTATTTTGTTCATTCAATAGGTCAATATGATTATTTTGTGATAAAGGATGCAAAATTTTCGTTGTTGCATAATGGCAAGCAAGAGGCAGCAGGCGTTTGTACAATCGAAAAAGACGAAGAGAAAAATGGTTATTATGTTGATGTAAAAATACAACCAGTGCAAAAAAGCAGGATGTACACCTTAGAAATAGAATTAAAAATTGCAGATGAAATTATAAAAAACAGGGAGAAGATGGA